TATTTGACAAATCCAGAAAACTATACTATATTTACATAACAATTTAAAAAATAAAAAACATGATGAGTTCATTAGACGCCGTATTGGCACAGTACGAAAAAGCACAACAAGGGGGCGGGGCCCAAAGTAAGATGTCGCAAGACGAAAGAATGAAAAAGTATTTCGCTTTAATCCTTGGGGATAAAGAGAAGTCAGGTCAGAGAAGAGTAAGAATCCTTCCTACCACAGATGGTTCCTCACCATTCAAAGAGGCATGGTACCACGAAATCCAAGTAGGTGGTCAATGGCAAAAATTCTACGACCCAGGAAAGAATGACAACGAGCGTTCACCTTTAAACGAGGTTTACGAAGAGTTGATTGCCACAGGTAAAGAGTCTGACAAACAGTTAGCCGCTCAATACCGTTCTCGTAAATTTTATATCGTTAAAGTTATCGACCGCGACCACGAGGAAGACGGTGTGAAATTTTGGAGATTTAAACACAATTACAAGAATGATGGTATCTTAGATAAAATCATTCCAATTTGGAGAAACAAAGGTGATATCACTGATGCTGAGAAAGGTCGTGATTTAATCATCGAATTAGCAAAATCTAAAACACCTGCAGGTAAAGAATACACAACCGTATCTACGATTATGTATGATGACCCAGCTCCTGTTCACACAGATGCTGCACAAGCAACTGCTTGGGTTAATGATGAGTTAAGTTGGTTAGATGTTTATTCTAAAAAACCTGTTGACTATCTTGAAGCAATTGCTCGTGGAGAGACTCCAAAATGGAGTACTGAAAAGGGTGGATATGTTTATGAGAACTCTACAGTTGAAACCGAATCATTCGGTGGTGGAGCATCTAAGAGTGGTAAACCAGCTGTAGCTGCGGACCCACAAGCAAATGACGAACCAGACGGTGATTTACCGTTCTAATTTATAACAAGGGTGGGAATCCCCACCCTTTAATTTTTTATCACATGACATTTAAAGAAGAAATTGACTTGCAGTTAAGGGATAACAAGACGTTGTCCTATGAAATCTTAAGTCAACTAAAAGACAAAGGTTACTTCTCAGGTAGGAGTAAACAGATTGGTGATACTGTTTTATTTGGTATGTTAAAAGATGAAGACGAGGATGGTGTTTCGGTTATTAGAATCGTAACTTTCCATGAAGAAGAAATCGGAACTCTTTACGAAGAAGACGACACCTTTTACAACAGAAACAAAGTAAATAAGTTACCCAACATTAAAAGAATAGAAAATGGCAATTAAGAAAAACGATTTTAAGTCTATCAAAGACAAATTCTCAACATCGGCGAAATATAAACCCCAAAGGTTTTTTGACTTAGGTTCTGATTTCTTAGATGCGGTTGGTTTACCAGGTCCTGCAATTGGTCACTTGAATATGTTCCTTGGTCACTCAGATACAGGTAAGACAACGGCTCTTGTAAAAACAGCTGTTGATGCTCAGAAGAAAGGTATACTTCCTGTGTTTATTATCACAGAACAAAAATGGTCATTCGAACACGCCAAATTAATGGGGTTTGATTGTGAAGAGGTAGTTGATGAATCAACAGGTGAGTTAGATTGGGATGGTTTCTACATCTTCAATAACAACTTCAGTTACATCGAACAGATTACTGACTATATCAACTCGTTATTAGACGAACAAGAAAAAGGTAACTTGGACTACAGTTTGTTGTTTTTATGGGACTCAGTGGGTTCTGTACCATGTAAGATGACCTTTGAAGGTAAAGGTGGTAAACAACACAACGCAAGTACCTTGGCCGACAAGATTGGTATGGGTATTAACCAAAGAATTTCAGGGTCTCGTAAAGCTGATTCAAAATATGAAAACACCTTGGTTATTGTTAACCAACCATGGGTTGAACTACCTGACAATCCTTTCGGACAACCGAAGATTAAAGCTAAGGGTGGTGAAGCCATTTGGTTAAACTCATCATTGGTATTCTTATTCGGTAATCAAAAAGGTGCGGGTACAACTAAAATTACCGCAACTAAAGATAAGAGAACAATTAAATTCGCATCAAGAACAAAAGTTTCTGTAATGAAAAACCACATCAATGGATTGGGTTACGATGACGGAAAGATTATTGTTACACCACACGGATTCATTGGAGGTAAAGAGGCTAGTGAAGAAAAAACTTCATTAGAAAAATACAAAAAAGAATACGCAGACTATTGGAAGGATATCATCGGAACTGATGGTGACTTCGATTTGAAAGAAGAAAAAGAAGATTAGTATTATTGTTTCACCCTTTAAATCACACCAGTGATTAAGACATTATTAGTAGACGGAGACAATCTGTTTAAAATAGGATTTCACGGAGTTAGAGAGATGTATGATAACGGAGACCACTTAGGTGGAATCTATCACTTCATCAACATCTTAAGACGGTTTCTAGAAGAGCACAACTTGGATAAGGTTGTGGTCTTTTGGGACGGTGATTCGAACTCATCAATTAGGAAATCTATATACCCCCAATATAAGGCGAATAGAAGGCAGGACATGAACGAGTACAAGTACGAGTCATACCTCCAACAAAAATCTCGAGTTAAACAATATCTCGAGGAGATATTCGTACGCCAAGTTGAGATGATTAACAACGAGGCTGATGACTTAATTGCTCACTACTGTAAAGTTGCAACGGATGAAGACGTAATAATATTCTCAGCCGACAAAGACTTAACTCAACTCATATCTGAAAAAGTTACCATATATTCTCCAATCTCAAAACAGTATTTTAAGAATGGGGATATGATAACAATCAATAAGGTTGAGATACCACATTATAACGTTTTACTTACCAAAGTTTTCACAGGAGACAAGTCCGACAATATCGATGGTATTGAAGGATTAGGGGAAAAAACTTTAGTAAAATTCTTCCCTGATTTGCTGGGAAAACCATGCATTATGGACGAATTACTCGATAATGCACGAAATAACCAGCAGAAGAAAAAACCAAAAGCCCTTGAGAATATTTTGACTGGTAAGACAAAAAATGGTATACTTGGTGAAGAGTTCTACAACACAAACATGAAGATTGTAGACCTTGGGAACCCACTTATTACCGATGAAGGTAAAGAACTTGTCGAACAAATATATACAGACACAATTGACCCTACAGACAGAGGGTACAAAAACTTAATGAGACTTATGATGGAAGACGGTCTCTTCAAATATCTTCCAAAAAACGATGAAGCTTGGGTAAACTTCCTAAGACCATTTATGAAATTAACAAGAAAAGAAAAACGAAAGAAATGATAGACTATACTTTATCTGACAAACTAAAAATTCAATATCAAACTGCGAAACCTTTTCCGTATATTGTGATTGATAATTTTCTACCCGAGTTTTTACTAAAAAGTTGTTTAGAAGAAATTAAAAAACACAAAAAATGGTTTTCTAATGGGGAAGAATGGGTTGAAGAATTTGAGAAAAACAAACTATATTATCCGTCAGAGAATACGGATATGGAAGAATTTAAAAATTTTCTTCCTATCACTAATATGGTTACAGATTATATGAACTCTGAACCATTTATTAAATTTTTGGAGAATTTAACAGGGTTCGAAAAATTATATAGAGACCCTGTTATGATGGGAGGAGGAATACATAAGATAAATAAAGGAGGTAAGTTATCCATTCACATTGACTATAACCAACACCCTAACCAAAAATGGAAACGTAACTTAAACGTACTACTTTATTTAAATGAAAATTGGGTAAAAGAATGGGGAGGTAATTTAGAACTATGGGGAGGAGAACCTTGGAAGAAAGAAATAGAGGTAGAACCAATATTCAACAGAGCAGTTATTTTCTCTATTGAAGATGCGCCTCATGGACATCCAATACCATTAAACACACCTGATGATGTGTCAAGATATTCATTAGCACTTTATTATTTTACTGACGAAGAAGTAAAAGACAAACACTCAGTTATCTTCTATAGAGATGAAGAATTGGGAATAAATGAAACAGATAACTTATTTAAATTTTAAGCAAAATACAAACAAAAATTAAACAAACATGAGAGAGCAAGACAGCACAAAAATGGAATTCCTTTTGACTTTAAATGATAACATTGTAGTTCAAAGATTCTTCAACGTTAGAGGGTTTAACCCTAAAGCGAAAAACTCGGTGGAGTTGTACGACTTCATTTTAGGGTTGAAAGATGAGTTAACTTACGCGTTGAAAATGAAAACCGTAATCTATATGATGGACAACAAGGATGCTATTGTGCACGACCCATCTATTATGAACACATCTTACACAGATGGGCCTGAAGTATTTAACATTTATGTTAAAGTTGGAGACACGACAATTTGTCATAGAGTTTTTGATGGAAAATTTTTCCCGCCAAAAGTTCGTTATACAGTCGACGTACGACCATTTTTAAAAGAGGTACTTCGCGAGTTAACTGACATTTTTTCAAATAACAAATTAACTTACGAATATTTGGAATTCGACCTAAGTAAGTAAGTATTTAATAATACAGGGGACAATTTTAAAACAATATATGAACAAAAATTTCGATTATTTAGGTAACACATTTCAGATTCAATTACTAAATCAAATAGTAGTTGATAAGGACTTCTCATCGTCTATTATGGACGTGATTGAGTCATCGTACTTTGACAACAAGTACTTCAAAATCATCTTACAGATGATAAAAGAATACTATGTAAAGTATGAATCAACGCCTAATTTCGAAACTCTTGACCAAATTGTTAAGTCAGAAATTTCACAGGAAATCGTTGCAAAAGTGGTCTTAGATACCTTGAAACAGGTAAAAGATGCGCCTTTTGAAGGTACAGTATTCGTTCAGGAGAAAGCTTTAAAGTTCTGTAAACAACAAGAACTTCAAAAGGCGATGGACAAAGCTCAGAAAATTATTACAGAAGGTGATTTTGAATCTTACGATAAGGTTGAAGGATTGGTGAGAAACGCGTTACAAGTCGGTGAAATCGACAAAG